ATTGTTTTGAAAAGGTAAAAAAAATTTGGGAGTCATTAAAAATTGACTACTAACAGAAATATAAGAGAGAAATAACAATAGTTTTTTAAACATATTATTGTTATTTGTTATAAATGTTCTAAGTCTTTTTACAAATATTTCAACTTACTTCCAAGGCGTTTGAAATAGAAGCCGCTATATAAAACATTGTTATCCAATGCCTTTGTCAAGGTCTTGTCGCTCATTTTTAGTTGTTTGATGCAATCATATTTGCAAACAAATTCTTTTATGAGTTGGTTATTTTAATTTTATGAACCACATTCAAGGTTTACATGATTATTTCCAATTATTTCTATAACTTCAAGGTATATTCCTGAACTTAATAATGCTCCTCTATTACAATCTTTATAATCTTCAAAGTCTCTATTAAGATGATGTTTGCCTTGAAGACTATTAAAGTAATCTTCAGTTATTTTTATAGAAAGCCATTTCTCAACTTCTGAAATAGCATCTTTCTCTGTTTTATATGTTTCAAAAGTTAAAGTATGTTTATGATAATGTCTAGCTATTTCAAATGTTATTTTTTTGATATATCTATTATTATTGTTTATTGGCGTATCATACACATAATTAAATATAACATTATTGTCTACCAAACTAGCACCATATTTTTCACGAATTTTTACTTTAAATAGTGATATTTGTTCATCTAAATCGTATTCTTCTGGTAAAACCATTTTAAAGTTTAACCTTTTTCCATCGTTTCTTTTTTCAAAAACAAGATGAGGTTTTTTGCGCATTACAATTAGTGACACGTATTTGGGCAACGTAGGTGCATCTTTATTTGGATAAATATCATTTTCCAAATCACCAACAACTTTATTTGCATGTGCAAGTTTTTCTTGAATAGATACATTATTAGATTTTGTAGTTGCCCATGGCTTATCTAACTTGGGATGCTTTTCAACCTTGAAAAACTCTCTTTGTTTAATATGTTCTGTGTCCAACCATTCTTGATAATAAACCACATATTTTTTTAACATGTCTTGGGTTATACCCTCTGGTAAATCTTTTGTGCTAGTTTTTCTTTCTCTTTTTGTTCCAGGTTTAATTCCTTTTGAGTTTTGTTCTTGTTCATTTCTTGTTGCAATTCTTAAATTTTCTAGAGCATTATTTAAAGAATTTTGGTCAACATGGTCAACGCTAACATTTTTTGTTCCTTTTCCATTTCCATAACATTCCGCAATAATTTGGTGTATATACAAATTTAATGAACATAAAATATAACCATTTTGATGTTTATACCAAGTAATTTTTTTTCCATTATTTTTATTAATTTCATATTCTAATATTTTTTGATAGCTTTCAATGCATAATTTACAAATAGTATCCTTTTCACAATACATTAAAAGATACTCCTTGTCATTTTCTTTTATTTTCCAAATTGGATTTTTCATAACATTTGCATCTTGTCCTAAGGTTAAATAATGACCATTAATGTAATCAATAACGGTGTATTTTTCAAGTATATTTTTGTGGTAAAAGTGATATATTTCTACATTGCACCGCCTTAGGTCCAGTTGGTTTTCATTTTTGAAAATATAATGCACAGACTCTTGATTAAAACTAAATATAAAATCTAAATAACTAAATCTTTTATAATTGTAAGCGTAAGACGGATACAATTCATCTTCGTTTGCAAAAACAAAGGTTTTATTAAAATTTATAATTCTATCTTTATCACTTAAATCAACAAGATAAGTCTTGTTATTATATTCAATGACGCCGCACAATAATTCTATATTTGTGGAATATACAGGTTTCATAGTAGATTGTGTGATTAACAATTCACTGTTGTTAACTGAATCAATTTTATTCATATTATAAATTATAATAATATGAATTATTTAAGTCGTTTCAACATAAAAATATATATAAGTAAATTTGAGAAGACCACCCAAACCTCTCAATTGGAATATGCTAATCCACCCATGCCACTCATGATGCGAAGCACGTTGTAGTTGGTGGCATAGACACGGACCTTGGCGGTGCGAGTGCCCTCAACCGTGGCGTTGGAGAGCACAAGTTGGAGTGTGGCGTTATCAATACGTGAGAAGTTGCACGTGCCTGAAGGTTGATGTTCCTCAGGGCGAAGGGCAAAGCTGTACACGTTGATACCCTCATCGGGGGAGCGAGTATGGCATTGGTAAGGTTGCACCCATGAGAAGTAGGAACCTTCACGCTCAGAGAAGCGATCTTGGCCGTTGAGTTGGAGCTTGGCAACAACGACGGGATTCTGGCCCCAACAGTGCATGTCAAGGGATGTCTCGGAAAGCACGAAGGTGCCGGCATCGGAGACAGATGAGCCTTGGTTGTAGTTGCCGTTGGAAGGCACCAATTGGCTGAGGCTGGAAAGGCCGAGGGAAGCAAGGACGGCGGCAGAGTTGGCGGCATCGGCCGCGTTCAAACCGTTGGCGTTGGGAGTGTTGCTGCCACCAAAGTGAGGCTCGGTCAAGGAGTTGTTGTAAACGCCTCCGTGCCAGTAGCCAGTGAAACCAGGGGGGACATACTCGTCAAGAGCACCAGCGTCTTGGAAGAGGCCGCGAGCATCAATGAAAGCGTTTTGGCCAGCAAGCTCGGAAGGACCGCCGAAGGAGTGGATGGCGTTGGGAAGAGCGTCAATAGCATCAGTGTAGTTGAAGGGTTGAGCGCCAAGAACGCTGAAAAGGCTGCCACCGCAAAGAAGGGATGAGCAGTAGTCAACGTTTTGATCGGGTTGGACGACCCAGATAAGCTCCTTCACTGGGTGGTTGAAGTTGAGCTTGATCTTGTTACTGGATGAACCGACGGACTCATCACCTGTGAATTGAAGCTGGGTGATGAGGTACTCGTGGGGGTTCTGGGCGAAACGGCGGCGCTCATCGGTGTCAAGGAACACATAGTCAACGTAAAGGGAGGCAGCAACGAGGGACTGGTTGTAAGCGATGGTGGCGCTGACGGGGGTGCTGACTGCGTATTGGTTGGAGTTTGAGTTGGCGTAAGGGCCGGCGGAATTGCCAACGGTGGCGGCAACACCATTGCTGTTGCGAGCGCCGGGGGCAGCATAACGCGTGGTGTTGCAGCTGAGGGTGGTGACGGCCCAGAGACACTCGTCAATAGGGCGGATGTCAAGGTTAATCTTGACCTCGTGGTATTGGAGGGCGATCAAAGGAAGGGCAAGACCAGGGTTTGTGCAGAACCAGAATTGAAGGGGGATGTAGAGGGTTGTTTCGGGAAGAGCATTGCGAGGAGCGCACACTTGACGGGGGGCGTTGGAGTCGCAAGGACCATCAACGTCCGCGAAAGAGGGATCGGTGATGAAGGTAAGTTGGGTGGTGTTACCAATCATCTTGAAGTAGCCGCGTTGTTGCTCGGCAGTCATTGTGAGCTGGTTCCAGATGTGCATCCAGTCACCATATTGGCGATCAATGCGTTGGCCACCAATCTCAACCTCAACTTGAGCGATGAGTTGCTCACCAGGGTAATCTAACCAACGAGCATAGACGGCGTTGTTACCGGAGGTAACGTTGGCGGCACTGCCCATAAGTTGGTTGATCTCGGGAAGAGTGACCTGAAGATATGTGCGGTAAGCAAGATCACCGTTTCTGCTGATAATGCATGTTACACGGCGACCGAAATCGGCTTGGCCGTTGAAAGTTTGCTCAATAGACTCAATAGCAAAGTTTGTGTAACGTCTGTATGTGACTTTCCAAAAAGTAATTTGAGGGTTACCCGTAAGGTAAACATCCTGAGCGCCATAAGCGACGAGTTGCATAAGACCACCTCCCATAGTTATAATATTGCTAAAGAAAAAAATTTTGAAAAATATAATTTAATTAAATTTTTAATTCAATTAGATAATATGCTACAGGTTTATGTTAAAATTTTATTTACGTCAAAATTGCCCTTCATGAATGAAAGTAGATATGTGTCCAATAAAATTTCTTTTTTTCCCTCGTGATTTTTTGTAAATATATAAGATTCCTTTCTTTTCTTAATACTCCACCCATCGTTGATTGCATTGAACAAAAAAAGCATTTTTTGAAATTTTATATTTTCAATTCTAATATCATAGTTTGGGCCTCCAGGGCTTTCAATATTTACCTTTAATTCTATTTGATTTGTTTCACTCATTTTATTTAATTTATAGAAAAGTAAAATACAGTTTTAACTTGCAACTTGAAAGAATGAATTTATATTTATATATTTTCAACTAATAATCTATTAAATAAAAAATGTAAATTAATAATAGATTACTTGATGCCATCGTTTAAGCCAAAAACTGTAAAAAAAATTAAAATTAACAAGAAAAACTCAACAACGCTAGATGGCAAGCACAAAGAATTCGTCAATGAATTTAATAAAGACGAAAATGATAGAATTCCTTTGTTGAAAAAAGAAAAAATAGAAATTAAAAGTATTCTTGAAAAAAATTCACTTGAAAACACGTTAACCATTGAACATGTAATGGATTATCGCGATAAACTTGAAGAAATAACAAATGAAATTAAACAACTAAAATCTAAGAAAATAGACTACTTTTTGGATAATTCTAAATACATTTTTGATTATTTTGAAAACAAAAAAGATATATCCGCAGGAAACACAACAACAAGCAAAAATAAAATGCTAGAGTCTTTTTTTAAAATGAAACCCCAAGACAATTCTAGTGTTATAGAAAGAAAAAACAATAATATTTTTCAAAAATACCTAAATAATATTGATGAGTCATTCTTGGATATTAATGCATTTTTGAGACCAACTGATGTATGTCAAACTTGTTTTAAAGGAGAATTAATACCAATGGATGATGAAGGGGTTTTAATTTGCAATGCGTGTTTCAAAAATTTTCAATATTTGATTGAAAATGAAAAACCTTCTTACAAAGAACCTCCAAAAGAAGTGTGTTTTTATGCGTATAAAAAGATTAACCATTTTAAAGAAATTTTGGCGCAATTTCAAGGAAAGGAAACTACACAAATACCTGCAGAAGTTATTGACAACCTTAAACACCAGATTAAAAAGGAACGAGTTGAATATTCAAAACTTACTTATTATAAAACCAAAGAAATACTCAAGAAACTTGGTTATAATAAATATTATGAACACATCAATTTTATCAAGGACAAATTGGGAATTAAACCACCTATTATCTCCCAAGAGTTGGAAGAGACGTTGTGCAACTTCTTTATGGAAATTCAATATCCATATGCAAAACATTGCCCTGATTATCGCGTAAATTTCTTGCATTACTATTATGTTCTTTACAAGTTGTTTGAATTGCTGGATGAAACACAGTATCTCCCAGAAATTCCAATGTTGAAGGATAGAGAGAAGTTAATTGAACAAGACACCATTTGGAAAAAGATATGCGAGGAATTGGATTGGGAATTTATTGCGACTATTTAATTATAATCTATCTAACGTCTTCTATATCTTCTAGACTTTCTTGATTTTTTGTGTCGTCTAGTTTTTCTTTTTCCACCGTGTCCAAGGCTGCCAAATGAACTTGCATCATCACCTTGTTGACCTGGAACCAGATTGTCATTGTTTATAGAATCTTCACCTACTGTAAATGAACCTGAATCGGCATCATCAAATTGTTGTGTTAAATTTAATCCTTGAAAACCAGATGTAGAATCACCTGTTGTATAACCTGATTCAGAGTTTCTAGGAGTTACATCAAGATCACTCAAATGCAACGAACCAGGCGTGTCCACATCAATAAAGTTCGGTGATCCTTGTTGTTGAATTGGTGAACCAGGAGGTGTTAACATTCCCGCGCCACCTCTTTTATTCATTTTTCTGTTCTTTCTTGTATTTCTTCTACGCATCTTCAGAGTTTTTCTGTTTCTTGTTCGTGCCATATAAAATAATATGATATAATAAATTATCATATTATTGGTTGCAGACTATGTAAGTGGGATAAATTTAAAGCCCGCCCGGGAAGCCCACAAGATTGGCACCAATGCCAAAACCAGCGCCAGAACGGGTTGTCACTCCAATGCTAGGGACGTATGTATCCAAAATGCTAAATGTGGCAGCGGCAGTTAAGGCGAGCAAAATGATTTCCTCAACGTTTAATGAACGTTTAGGGATGGCATATGCAGCAATAGCGACCATTAAACCTTCCACTAAATACTTAATGACTCTCTTGACAAGCTCGGTGATATCAAACATCTATATTAAATAATAAGAAAAAAATATATTGCGCGATAAAAAACTTAAAATAAAAACTACTAAATAATAAAATGGGTAGTCATTCAAAAGAATCTCGCGGCTTTGAGAAAAAGTTGACAGAATCGGGTTCAATTAATCCTAAATATGTTGATGTGTTGGATGAAGATAAACTAATTGCTGGGCAAAAATTTGTATGCATTTCTTTTATTTCTCCCGAAAAAATTGTTAAAATGAAAGAGTTGTTTTTCTTTGAGGAATTCCTAAAGAAGTGGGAATTTTCCAAGAGTATGGAAAAGTTTATGCAATTTCTAAATTTTGTTAGTTACAAATACAAATTGTCGTTTGACGAGGTTTCAAAGGATTACAAGGAATTTTTAAATGAGGAACAAGATTTACTGGTAAAGGGTAATATGGAGGATGACTATAAGACTTTCTTGGACCAAAATGAGGAGGAACTTGAAAATGCATTTAACGTGAATCATAATTTCCAAACTTCTACACGCGGAATTAAGATGAGAGGTGCTTACCCTACCATGGAGGAGGCTGAATTGCGATGCAAAATGTTGAGGGAAGTTGACCCAAATCATGACGTATTTGTTGGCCCGGTGGGAATGTGGATGCCATGGGACCCTGAAGCCTACAAGACTGGGCGAGTTGAATATATGGAGGATGAGCTTAATCAGTTAATGCACGAGAAGAATAAGAATGAGAATTTTGCCAAATCTGCTTTTGATCAAAGAGTCAAAGAAACAAAAAAGAAGGCTATTGAGGAAAATATTAAAACCGCCGAAAAGACGGGTGCAACGCTTACTCAAAACATTGATGAGGACGGCAATTTGATTGGTGTAAGTGGTATCAACACTCAAGAGCGGTCATTGAAGGACCAGGATACCATTTCTGCCGCTGATATTCGCGCCGAGTTATTTGAGGGTGAGAACATTGTTATTGGCAAGACTGACAATGGTCAGAGCGAGCTTCTTAGTGGCCCTTTTGTAGTGAAAGAAAAGGACGAGTAAATGTATAAAGAAATAGAAACAAAAATAAAAAATAAATTTACAGTTTATAAATTTATTTACAAAGCCAAACAATAATAATAATCTTCAACCACTTTTTTATTTTTAACACTATAACTCATTTTTGTTGCAGAGATTCCTTCATGTTGTCCTGCTTTTGCAATTGTATCCCATCTTCCAAGAAGTTGGAAATCTTGTTTTTAATTTAACAAAACAAGATTTTCAAAGCAAGATATTACCACTTCGTCTTTTTTACGCTAATTTTAGGACCTGCTCCGCGTTTTTTTGCGTTATTTGGGTCATATTTCTCATCTTCTTCATCCGAATTAATGTCTTTGCTGAGTTCCCAGAATTCTTTTGATCCCAATTTGAAGTCATTGTGCGAGTCGGCCTTATACCAAAACACTTGTTCGTGCAATTTATTGGATTTTGCATTATTATTTATTACTAAGCACTCATAATTTTCAGTGCATTGATCCATGACCTGACAAAAAGACTCAAAAGTTGGAAACATTCCTGCATAATTCTCATAAATACGTTTTCTATTTGCGATGTATGGTTCTCTCAGAATAAAAACATAATCTATGTTGGTTCTCAGTGTGGGAGGAATACCAAGAGGATATTGCATTGTGATGATAAGCATGATCTTCCAATGACGGCCATTCATGAAAAGGAGACGCATCATTTTATCGCGAGTCCATGCACCGTCATAAAGACAATCATCAAGAATTACAAAAGCGCGCGGATCAATTGTGCTTCGTTTAAACGACTCCATTTCCTTTTTAATCTGCCTCAAAACCGATTTTTGCCGCTTTAAAATGTTCTCAACGATTGCCGTGTTATATTCATTGTGAATAAACAATTTTGGCACCATTTTTCCATAGAAACCGTTTCCTTCTTCTGTTCCGGCCACAACAACTCCAATCGGAATGTCTTGATGATAATATAATAAATCTCTCACAAGAAAAGACTTGCCCGTGTCACGTCTTCCAATTAAAACTACAACTGGTCCTTTAGATTCATTTGGTTTGAAACTAATTGTCTTCATGTCAAATTTCTTTAGTTCTAAAGTCATGATATTCTTGTTACTGTTACTTTAGAAAATTCATTCAAACTAGAATACGCATAACTTATTTTATGAAAATATGCAACTTTGCATTTGTTTAGCCGAAATTACTAAAGATTTATAAATAAGTTAAAAATGAGTATTATTAATATATTATTTAGCTAATGGATAACGTTACTCTTAAAATCAACTATGAGAAGAGAAAAAACGGCGAGTTATTCAAGTTATTCAAAAAAGAAAATTTAACTTTTCTTTCTGAAGTCCAAAATTATTCTCCTATTTACAATAGGTTTTTTTTATTAAATGAAACAAATTTCAACTCTGTTAATTTGAACCATGAGTGGTTTTTAACGGATATAAAAAACTCTGTTTCTGACAATAAAAACTTATATAATTGCACTGTGCAACATTTAGAAACGTCCAATATGAAAAAGAAACAAGTTTTTTTTAAAATGGCGCCATTATTGGACCCTTTTAAATTCTTGATTGGAAAATACAATATTAC